ACTCCTTCCAATCGCCCCGCCCTCGCGGCAGGGGACATCTCATGCGGCTAGACGATGTAGCCGTAGCGGCGCAGCAGGTCGAGCTGCTCGTCCCGCCCGGACGCCTGCCGGAAGATGGCATCCGGCGTCAGGCGCGGCGTACTGGACCGCGCGTACCGCTGGCCCGGGTAACGGGCGAACTCGCCGCCAGCTCGCCGCATCCGCCGTCCATACAGGCCGCGCCGCGTGATGCCTTCCGTGGTCGTCGACGCGCCCGGCCTCAACATTCCGCGGCGGGCGTTGACCACCTGCCCCAGATCGGCGCCCGCACGGATCGCTTCCGCGCCCGCCACGGTGAACACCCGCCGCTGCTGTTGCTGGGACATTCCCGCGAACAGCCGCGCCGGGGACGGCACGCTCGGCCACTCCTCCTCACGCAGCGGGAGCGTCTGGCAGTCGCAGTTAGGGTGCCGAAGGAAGCCCTCGCTGTAGCGGTACATCTGCCCGGCCAGGACGATGCAGCGCGCACACGCCGGCAGCTGGACCACCCGCACGTAGGCCACACAGTTGCGGTTCGCGGTCATGCTCACCTGGTCCGCCGAACGGGCCGTATCCGCGATCGCCGTGGACGTATACCGGGCCATGTCGGCAAGCCCGCCGAGCATCGCCTCCTCCGGCGGCAGCCCGGCGGCCAGACGCCTGCGCACCCCGATCGCCGGCAGATACAGCAACGTCTCCAGCGGCCCGCCGTCAGGAGCGATGCCCGCGAAGGCCTCGGCGACGAGGAGAGCCTCCGCGACCGCCGTACCGCCCTGAGCGGCCATCTGCGCGGCGATGTACGCCTGGGCGGCGTCCGCCACCGTCAGCTGCCCCCCGGCCACGGCTGCCACGATCGCCGCACCGGCCTCGCCCTGCAGGTCATCCTCGACAGTGCCCGGCGTCATGCCCTTCCACAACGCCTGAATCTGCTCAATGACAGCCCGGATGACTGAAGTGACCTGGGTGTAGCGGGTGCGCCCGAGCTCAGTCGGCGTCGCCATCGTCGTCCGCCGTGCCGGTCAAACCGGCGTCGGGCTTGGGCCCGTACAGGCTCGCCGGATCCCCGCCGAGGATGCGGGCCGCCTGCTGGTCGGCCTGCTCACGCCATTGCGCGATCTCCGTCTGTGAGGCGCCCCAGCGCTCCCACAAAGCTTCCCGCGGCACGCCGAGAGTGGACATCTTCACCAGGGCGTCCACCAGCTCGCCCTCAGTGCGGAACTCAGGGTTGCGCCAGATGACCTCGAGGGCCGACAGGTCCCGGTCGTCGCCCGCGGCCCGAAGCGCGAGGCGCGCGACTTCCTCCTCGCCTTCGCCCAGTGGGCGCTGCCGCTGCCGCACCTTCGCGACGAGACCGCTCTCCGTCGCCTTCAAGGTCTCGCCGTTGACGTTGGACAGTTTGCCCAGCAGGTACTGGGCCGGCGTGCGGGTGCGTGCCGCCATGTGCTGCACATCCGACTCGATCGAGTCGAGGTACGGGCGCAGGTCCGTAGCGGAGAACTCGCCGACCTTGACGCCCTCGTCCTCGATCACCCACAGCCGGTCGACGGCCGCCTTGAACGGCTCGATCGGCTGGCCGTTCTCATCGACCGGCACCTCATAGCCCGTCATCCACCGCTGGCGGAACGCGGAGAACTCCTGCGCCATCATCCGGTCGATCAGCGTCTTGTTGATGCGGTCCTGAATGTCGAGGACGTCCTCGATCTCCGAGTGCGCCTCCCCCAGAAGGTCCGGCCGGTTCGGGATCTCCACCAGCGGCACCACGTCAAGCTCGTTCCGCGCCGGCCAGTCCTCCCCGCGCACCTCCCGCGGCTCCCACCGAGGGTCCGTGAGGGCACCCGCCTGCGGAGCCGCCGCCCGGTACTTGAAGATCAGCCCGTCGACGAACAGCGTCGTCCAGACGTCACCTGTCCAGTCGTCAACGAAGGTCTTCAGGCCTGCTCTGCGCTCACGGCGGCTTCCGGACTCGTAGGCGACGACCGCCTGCGTCGCGTCCTCCGCCGTGATCAGCGGGGTCGACTCGTCCGCCGGGTTCGGCGCCACCAGCGCGAACGAACGGCCAACCTTCACCGCCTCCGTCAGCTGCAGATCCGAGTCGGCGTCCATCGCGTTCGCCTGCCAGATCCGCCACAGCTCCTGATCCCCGAGCTTCTCCTCTCCCAGACGGAAGCCGTCGATCTGCAGCCGCTCCGCCGTTGCGTCCACGACCAGGCCCACATAGTTCGAGCGGGCCTGCTTCAATAGCCGCTGAAAGCCCGGCCGCGCCTTCTCCTGAATCATCGGCAGCGGATGATCGCCCGAGTAGTACTGGCGGCATCAGATCCGCATACCGGCGGCGTTCCGCGAGCTGCTTCCACAGCCGGTCCACCCACCACAGCGGCTCACCCGGCTGGGGCTTCTGCAAGGGGGCCACGAGCACCCCCTCGCATCAGAATCCGACCGCCACCCGGCTCTTCGCCTTCGGCCTTCGCAGGTATCCGTCCAAGGCCATCACCGTCGCCGCGATTCCGTCGATGCGGGCCTGGCTCTTCTTCCGGTCCGGTTTCGTCGGCCGGTAGTTGTCGTTGCCGTCCGCGATCGTCTCCACGCAGCCGGCCATCCACCGCAGCACCGGATGCCCGCCGTGCCGGACCGCGTCCATACGCAGCAGCCGGTCCAGCTCCTTCGACGCCGGCCCCAGACCGAGGAACGTCTGCGCGATCGGGGTCACCTTCACGCCGCGCTTCGTGTCCCGGTCCACGTTCTGCACCAGCTGCCCGGCGAACATACGGTCGTAGCCGATCCACTGCACGTCGAAGTGCTTGCAGTCCTCGAGGACCTGCTTCTCGATCGTGTCGTAGTCGACCGCGTCGCCCTCCGTCAGCCGCAGAAACCCCTCCCGCGCCCACTGCGCGAGCGGCACCTGCAAGTGCCGCTGCAGATCCTCCAGCCGCTCCGACGGCAGCCAGAACCTGGACACCAGCTCCACCTCCAGCACCCAGGCACTCAGGTCGGACACCGCGGACAAGTCCAGGCCGCCCCACGCGCGGCGCCCTTTCAGTGACTGCTCGTCGACCATGCCCGCCACCCGGTCCCATGTGCGCACATCGATCCAGCGGGTCGAGGCCTTCTCCCGGACGTTCAAGGAGAGACGCAGGAACGTCGGGAAGTACGAGGGCGTCGCCTGCGCCTTGTTCGCCTCACGCCGCAGATAGGCCAGCGTCGGCGACACTCCGAGGCCCGGGTTCGCGCGGCGCCACGTCTTCTCGTCGAACGGATCGTCGGCCTCGTCCGCCGCCCAGATCACTCCGTAGTGGGCCGGGTCTTGGACGACGTTCTCGGCGACCTTCCTGGTGTAGGAGTGCTTCTCGTCGTAGATCGAGCCCTCTTGGGCATCGTCCGCCGTCGTGATGAACACGATCAGCGGCTGGTCACGCGCACCCGTCCCGGTTTCGATCGCATCGATCAGATCCCTCGACTTGTGCACGTGGACCTCATCGATCACCGCGCCCGAGACGTTCAAGCCGTGCGCGGTCTCCGCAATCCTCGACAACGCCCGGAACACACCACCCGTCCGCGGCACCCGGATCACGCTGGTGAGCACCTCGGCCCGGCCCTTCACCGCCTTCGACGTCTGCGCCATCCGCTTCGCATCGTCGAACACGCGCTTCGCCTGCTCCAGCGAGCCGGCCGCCGCATACACCTCCGCGCCGATCTCCCGGTCCGCCAGCAGCAGCGCCAGACCGATGCCCGACGACAGCGTGCTCTTGCCGTTCTTGCGGGGCACCTCGATCCACACCGCGCGCACCACACGCACGTCCCGCTCCAGCTCCGGGTCATGCCACAGCCACCCGAACACCGGGGCGATCACCCACACGAACTGCCAGGGCGCCAGTCTCAGCGGCGTACCGCCCCAACGCCCCTTCGTGTGCTTGAACGACTCGATCGCAGCCTTCGCCCGCCGGGCCGCCGCCACATCGAACCAGGCCCCCGGCTGCTCGGGCATCTGGAACGCCGACACCAGCGGACGCGACAGCAGCGCGTCGGCGATCTCCTCATCCGACAGGCCCAGCTCGTGCAGAGC